CCGCTTGAACGATCAAAAACCATACCCGCGCCTTAACAGGCAGACCTGTTAAGGCGCGGGTTGGATAATTGCGATCCGTCAAGGATGAATATGCTGTCCGTCGCTTGGCGTTACCGTCTCGTCCCACGCATGTCGTTCCACCGGCGACGTTGGCTTTGCCAATCCAGAAGCGCCGCCAGCGCCTGCAGCTCTTCGAGGTGGATCGGGTCGCGCCCCTTTAAAACCGGAGCCAAGAACAGAATCTCCTCCTGAAGGTCGGGAGCCAAATGGAGTAAATTCATGATTTGCGTGATGCGGGCGCGGCTGACCTGCCCAAGCCGGGCCAACTCGGCGTAGTCGCGAACCGCACCGCTGCGAACCAATTCCTCGAAGCGTAACGCCAGCGCCATCAAGCGGACGATGCGCGGTAATCGCCCCACCGCGGCGGGCGGACGTTGAGCCGGCGCTGGCGTTGTATTCGTTTCTGCGCGTGGTCGTTTGCTCCCGAGCGTACATTCGACGATATGCCCACTCATGAGTTAGCCTCCTGACTACAAGGGGGGTGTTCGGTACTCGATGTCGAGCACCCGTCTGGCCTGAAGGTGATGGCTAGTTTGTTCTGCGTCCCATCGTAGTCGACACGACTGATCCAGAGCCGCACCAGGCGCAATTGGGCGCTGGGTACTCGCCAGCACAAGTCGAGATCGGGCTTGTGGTGTTGAATCTGCTCCAGCACCGTCTCTTCGATGTCCCGAGCGGGGATCGATCGGGATGGGCAACTCTGCCCGCCGCGCCGATGGGCGCCACAACAGAGATAGTAACGATAGCGCTTGCCGCCACGGCGGGAAGAAGTAGGCGTCATGGCGCGAGCGCAAGACGTGCAGTAAAGCAGTCCTTGCAACAGAGCGCCGGAGCGGTTCTCGACTCTCCCCCGAACCGAGCAGCGATTGTTCCTGAGCAATTCCTGCACGCGTTGCCAGGTCTCCAGCGGCACCACGGCCGGTTGCTCGCCGGGGTAGGTCTCGTTCTGGTAGCGGACGTTGCCGGTATAGGTGACGTTGGTGAGCAGCCGGTGCAGGGTGGACCGGGTGAAGGGACGACCGCCGCGTTTATCTCCGTGCGGACTTTGCCGGCGCTTGGTGCGCCAGCGCCGCCGCGCCAGTTCCCGGACCGTGAGTTGCAGGGAGCGGTGCTGCAAGTAGAGTTCGAAGACGGCTCGGACCCGGGGCGCCTCCTTGGAATTGACCTTCAGCTTGGCAGCCTGGGGATCGAGATCGTAGCCCAAAAGCGGCACACCACCGGTCCACTTCCCCTTGCGGCGGGTGGCCGCGACTTTGTCGCGAGTGCGCTCGGAGATGATCTCGCGTTCGAACTGGGCAAAGGACAGAAGGATATTCAAGACTAAGCGTCCCATCGAGGTAGCGGTATTGAACTGCTGGGTCACGGAGACGAAGGAGATGTGGTGCTTATCGAAAGTCTCCATCATCTTGGCGAAGTCCAGCAGCGAGCGGCTGAGGCGATCGACCTTGTAGACGACCACGCAATCGATCTTGCCGACGCGGATATCAGTCAAGAGCCGTGCCAGGGCAGGCCGGTCCATGTTGCCGCCGGTAAAGCCGCCATCGTCGTAGCGGTCGGGCAGGCAGAGCCAGCCCGCGTGCTGTTGGCTGGCGATGTAGGCCTCGGCCGCTTCGCGCTGAGCATTCAACGAGGTGAATTGCCGCTGTCCCTCTTCCGTGGACTTACGGGTATAGACGGCACAACGAATGACCTTGCTAGGGGAGCCATTGGTTGCTTGGTTCACGAGGCGACTCCCTTCCCGGTGAGCCGGAAGAAGAGATAGCCGTTGCAGTGCGAAGCGGTCACGGCCTTGGCCACGGCGGAAAGCGAGGGATAGGTCTGCCCGGCATAGAGGAAGCCGCGCGTCAGGACCTGGACCCGTAAGGTCCGGCCCTTGTAGGAGCGGGTCAGGACCGTGCCCGGCGGCGGGACGCGCGAATCGGAGCGCAGCTTAAGTGTTGGCTTATTGCACTCCGGGGTGGCCGGTGGAGTCGCCGGCACGCCGCGCGGCGCGGTCAGCCGGAGGTCGACGTCGCGGGCCAGTTCGTCGACACGTTGGCGGGCTCGTTCGGAGAGATCGCCTTCGGCCAAGGCTTGCAGCCGCCAGGCAATGCGCCGGACCAACCAGGTCTTGTTTCCCGTGCGCGTCGCTTCGCCGAACAGCTCGGCGTATTTATCGCATAACTCGCTCGCTCCCATGTGCGTTAGCGCGGCCAGCTCGTTCTGCCAATCGTGGTCCATAGTTGTTTCTCCTGGGTTGAATTTTCGGGACCTTTGACCCAATCACAGTGAGCGCCGTTTGGGCGCCCAGCTCAAGGCAATAGCGGCCGGTTTGGCTAGGTTTGTGAGAACCGGGACGTGTGGGTGGTTGTCGGCGCCCGCTGGCGGGGTTGGCCCGTGGCTCGCCGACGTTTGCGCCGGTGGCGGCCGTTAGCGGAGGTGGACGTTCCTACCCCAACGACAAAAAGGCCCCGGGTGCGGGAGCCTCGTGGGCGAGTTAGGCTCGGCTGGTTTAGTCCCGGCTAGGCGCGGGTGAACTTGCCGCGCTCGGTCTTGAGGAAGCGGGCGTCGGCGCCCTTCGTCTTCAGCTCTCGAAGTATTGCCGAGTAAAGAGTCTCGGAAGGGGTCTTACCGCCGGGGCTGGACCAGTAGCACTTGGCTGCCATCGCGTCAATCATTTCCTGGCAGTTCATCGGCTGGCCGCTATCGGCGAGGACTTGCGCGGCCGCATCGAGCGCGCTGAGTTTCTTCGGCTTTTCGGCCGCCACCGGGGATTTCGGTTGCTTCGCCGCGGTGGTGGCCTTCCTGGTCGAGGACTTGGTCTTCTTCTTGCCCGCCATGATGCGTCTCCTTGAAAACGTGATGCAAATCGAAGGACACCGCACCGTCCGCGGTGCCCGAACAGGCAGGACAGTTACCTTGTATTTTCGATATTTCAACTGGAGTTCTGTTTTTTTGGCTGGTTAGGTAGGTGCTGGCGAGGTACTTGGCCACCACGCCTTCGTGTCCCCGGGCCACCGCCTCTCGGAAAAACTCCCGGCCAGGGCCTACAACGCCGTCAGAATAGACCACGCCCGGGTCGCCTACCCCGCTAAGCAAATCGCGCAGACGCTCCCGACGCTCGCGGAGCGGTTGGCGAAGGAGAGACCGTCCCCTGAACAAGAGTAAATCGAACACGACGTAGTGAAGCGACAGGCCAAGGGGATGTACGTCCGGGGAAGGATTACGCTGGTGCCTCCGTAAGAGAGCCGCGAAGTCCGCCCGACTGCCGTTGAGCGCGATTAGTTCCCCATCGATTACCGTCCCGGACGGCAAACGACAGAGGACCGCGAACTCGGGATATCGCGCGGTGTAATCGCTGCCGGTGCGCCCCCATAGCCGCCAGCGCCCACTCTCGATGGCCGCCAGCGCTCGCACTCCATCCCATTTCACCTCGAACAGGTACTCTTCCGAATCAAAGGGCGCGCGAGTCGCCAGCATGGGCCGAAGCAACGGGCTCACGCCGTGGTCCTCCGGGCGCGGGCCTTGCGCGTCTTGCTGGTCGGCGGCGTATGTCTTTCCGCGGCCGCCACGCTCTGCTTGAGCGCGTCGAGCAGTTGCAGCACAGCGATCGGTTCGTCCGCCGGAACCGCCGAAGGTTGCTTGGCAATTTTGGCCTGCAACAGCGTGGCCAGCTCTTCGCCGCTGGTATCCCGATAACGAGACCAGTCCAGCGGCGCGCTGGCAAGCGCGATCAGTTCGGCAGCCAGCTGCCGTTCAGCCGGAGTCGCCGTAGAGGGAGTCAGATCGACCTCCCAGGAAGCCGCCCTCCGCACCTGGGCGGGGTAGTGTAAGACGTCCAGGGCCAGGAGCTTGCCACAGGGGCGCACCAGTATCAATTGCCGGCTCCCCGACAGCACGACTCGGCCCAGCGCCGCCTTCGCTGCCTGCGTCAGCACGGCTACAAGCACACCATAGGGATGCTGCGCCGCGGGTCCGTCGGGCAGGATGTATAGGCTGCGTCCCGCGAAGAAGACAGGATCGACGTCCTGGATCGAGATGAACTGCTCCAGCACCAGCGCCTTGTCCCGCCCCGGCCGGAGCTTTTCCAGTTCGTCGGCTTCGACCACAACGTGCTGTCCGGGCGCATATTCGTAGCCGCGCACGATAGCCTCCGCCGGGACGGTGCCATGGCGAGGACAGTGCTTCTGGTGGCCGATCCGCTGGCCGCAGCCAGCATGCAGGAGATGGAAGTGAGGAGCAGCCGCGGTGCTAGACACGGCTGAGTAGGCCTTGACGGGTACAGCGACTAGGCTGACGCGCAAGAGTCCCGACCAACAGGAGCGACCGCGTGAAGCGGCAGCAAAGACGTGGCTGGTCGGCGCCTGCGTACTCGCCGAGGACGTAACGAGCGGCCGCCGCTGGACAGACTGGATCATGGTGCTTCTCCTTTCATCGAAGCGAGCGCAAAGAGTCCGACGACGGTCAGTGAGCTACCTCGACGGGGTGACGAATTCCAGGCAATTCGGGGACGATGAGATAGGTTCCCGCCAGCGCTGAAAAACCCCTGACAGGCGCCAAACGCGGGAGTTGATTCAGTGATTCAAGGCAGGAGGGGTGGCCGAGAGGGAGCGGCGCGGTCGGAAACGGCGTAGACTTTTGGACTCGGCGATGCGTTGGCTAGTTATCGCCGAAGTGCCCTGTCCATTTCCGGAGTGCACGCAAGAGTCCGTCGTCACTGGCGCGGCGCGGCGGCGGTGGATTCTTCAGCGGGATGCTCGGTGCGGTCCCTGGGCACGCTTGCAGTCTCTTGGCGAGATTGAAATAGGTCGCCCGCGAGCCTCCACCGCCGGCAATGAACGCTCGAACCCGCTCCGCCTCGGAGGCGTATTCGGGACTTGCCTTCAACTGAGCCACCAGCAACTCCTTACCCGACAGACTCCGACTCAATACCAGGCTTCGCCAGTCGATGCCCGCTTGCTTCAGTTCCCAAGCAGCGACGTAGTGGCGCATTGACGGTTCGCGCATGAGGTGTAGGCGCTCGCCGATGAAATCGAAGATTTCCTGATCCCAGAACCATTCCGCCGTGCGCACGTGCACTTCCAGGGCACTGGGCTCGAAGATCACCAGATGTCCCCGGTCTTGCAAAGCGGCGACGTTGCGATTGAGCATTTTCCACTCGTTGGTGATGATCGCCACCTGGCTGGTGGTGCAAAACTCCCTTGGAATCTCCTCGCGCGATAAGGTCGCCGCATCGGTGTGCCAGCTCACACGCTTCTGCGGTTCGGTTTGGGTCAGACACTTTAACAGGCAGACGCCTTCGCGACTGGCATATAGGCCATCGAGGTCATCAAGAGCCACCGGGCGGTTCTGATTCCGCCAGAGTTCGCAATAGAGACCGAATGGTGACGTGTTGCCTTGCAGCCAGCACGCTTTGCCAGCCGTGGCCTGACGCAGTACCTGACTCTTACCCAGACCATGGCTACCCAGAAGAATCAGCAGGTTGAGATCGCCCCGGGCAAAGGCACGGGCGATCTTTTCCAGGTCAGCATAGAGAGTCAGGCGAATGCCCATAGGGGATTGTGGACGGGTCTTGCTCATGAGGAGTGCCCCGAATCGAAGGACAGCATCCGCGCCAATCGCATCGACGCACCGGTTTTTCCGACGAATTGAGTCCTACCTCGTAGTCGAGACGAGAGCGAGGGATTTTCGGGGGCAACAAATCGCCGTCCGCCCGCATTCACGGCATTGCGAAAAGCTCTGTCCGGCCCGTTACAGGCGATTACCGGCGATTGGCAAAGCAGCGCCATCCACTTGCTCGCCCTGGAGGCTTTCGGCGAGCGGGCCCGACCCCGAGCTAATGGGATGTATGGCTTTTGATATCCAGTGGCTCCAACTCGTAGTTCAACATCGCCTGGATGTCGGCGGAGCTAAACACCGCGTCAACCACCTCCTCGAAGGAACAAAGGTATTCTTGCCGGAACCAGCGCTGGCCCATCGAACGCCTCTCCTCGTCTAGGAAGGTCGGCATAATGCGTGGGCATTCAGGCGCCGAGATCGTGACGCGGTGCCACGTCTCGGACCCTTCCCATTCATTGAAGAACCAACCGCGCTTGCCGAAGGGCGTCGACAGAGCGATCAGCCGCCCTTGACTGACCGACAGCATCGGGCGGACGGAATAATACAGTGCATCTTCGACCCGGGCTGCTTCGTCAATGACCAGCAACGTCACCCCCGCGTAGCCGCGGACCGTCTCTTCGTTGCCGGGCAGGCTGATGATGCGGCTGCCGTTGCTTAGCTGCATTTGCTGGGTTGATTGCTGGCGAAGCGGCAGCAGCGCACCGGTGGCGTAGTGCAACCAGAGCACCGTCCGCATCAGCTCGCTCGACTGCCGCTGTGTCGGCGACAGCAATAGGACGAGCGCTCGTTCGCGGAAGAGCGCGTCCCACAGGGCTAGGACTGCCGCCACGGTGCTCTTACCCGCCTGGCGGGAACAGAGGAGCAACATTCGCGAGGCCTTCGATCGAAGTAGGCTCGCCTGCCAGGGGTCCGGCGTCAGCGCCGCCCGCAGCATGAGCTGAGCCGGGTCCCGGCGGCAGAGCTCGCGTTGGACGCTCTTCAGGTCCGGCAGCACGGATAAGGATCTTTTCAAGTTGGTGGAGGTCATGGTCGGATAACTGACTGTAGTAGTCGTGCTCCACGTGCAGCTTGCCGATAGTGCTCACCTGGACCACGAACAGGTTCAGAATCTTGCAGCGTAACTCAATGCAGCGTTCTACGCCTTTGAGGAACTCTGGATTGCCATCCCGACCTTCGGTCTGTGTGCCTGCCCTTAGTCGGTCCCCCGCGGGCGCCGTGGTCTTTTCCTGGATGGTCCGCTCGCGGTCCTGGCAGCTTCGTTGCCACGCGTCCCAGTACTGGCGTTCCAGGAGATCAAGACGCGCCAACTCCCGGAGCTTGGCCTGCCGAAAGTCATCCAGGCGCTCGCGCTGCCACTCGGCTTGAATGGCCTTCAGGTCCCGGCTGACGGTCCCCTGGCTGACACCGACTTCGCGTGCGATCTCTGCTTGGGTCCTTTGCTGCACGTACAGCCGGGCCACGGTCTTGCGGCGCTGCTGAGCCTGCAACCGCCCGGAAGTCATGCGATCGTCCATGGTGTCACCCCATGAGAAACAATCGGCGATCTCACAATCTGCTTGGCCCGATTCGTCGTGAGACTCCTCAGCGCGCTGCCCGACGTTGGCCCTTGCATCCGCTAAACGCTTCGTACCTCTGCACGATGACGTCCACATACGAAGGGTCGATTTCCATCAAATAAGCCCGTCGTCCCGTCTGCTCGGCGGCGATCAAGGTACTGCCCGATCCGCCGAACAGATCCAGCACATTTTCACCCACACGCGACGAATTCGACATCGCTCGCATGGCGAGTTCAACTGGCTTCTCGGTCAAATGAACCATGTTCTGTGGATTGACCTTTTTGACCGACCAAACGTCCGTCACATTAGGCGGGCCGAAGAACTGGTGGGCCGCGCCTTCTTTCCACCCGTAGAAACACCATTCGTGGTCCCCCATGTAGTCTTTGCGCGTCAGTACCGCTTGCATCTTGTGCCAGATGATCGCCTGTGAGAAATAGAGCCCGGCCTCCTTGAACACCGGCGGGTAATTTGCGACGTTGGCATATCCCCCGAAGACATACATGGAACCGCCGGGTTTCAGGACACGCGCAGCATTGCCGAACCACTCGCGTAGCTTTTGAGTGAACTGCTCCTCGGAAAGGAAGTCATTCTCGAGCGGCCGATCCCGCGCACGCATCTTGTTCCGAGTGGGTTTGGCCTTTTTCGGAGGGCGATCCCGGTCACGGGCCTGGTGACGCTGCCCAGCTTGGAACGAACTCAATCCAGCGGTGATCGCGTTGTTACTCCGCGGCTCGACCCGAACGTTATAGGGAGGGTCGGTGATCAGAAGGTCGATGGTCGCTCCGTCGACAAGCCGGTCAACGTCTCGGGCCTCGCTGCTGTCACCGCACAAAACACGATGCGGGCCGAGGATCCACAGGTCATTACGTCGCGTGACCGGCTTGTCCGGGGGTTCGGGAATCTCGTCCGGGTCGGTCAATCCAGCAGTCCCGTTCCATGGAATTCCCTGTTCCTGGGCGAGCTCCGCCAGCATCGCCGTGAGTTTCTCGCTCGTCTGCACCTCACGGAGAAGCTTGTCGAGCTCCTCCTTGTTCCACTCCGCCAGTTCCCCGGTGCGGTTCAGCACCATGGTCATCGCTTTCGCGGTCACCTCGTCCACGTCAATGATGGTGGCGGCCATGTATTCCCATCCCAGTTCCAACCCCGCTTCGAGACGGCCGTTGCCGTGAACCACCTCCCAGGGCTGCTTGCGACGGTTGACGAGGATCGGCTCCACTTGGCCGTACTCCAGCAGCGCAGCCTTGATCGCGTCGAGGTTCTTCACCGGATGTAACCGAGGATTGCCAAGCATCGGGGTCAGCTCGGCGATCCGCACGGCCAATGGACGGAGCCCCGGCGCGATGTGGGACAGGTCCGGCTCGTGACTTGTCGCCTGGCCGGACGCGGCCACGCGCCTTGGCTTTCGAGAATAAGAGCCGTCCGAGGTGTTAACGAAACCTTGTATGATTGCCATGGAAGCCTCCTCTGATCCGATCGAGTTGAAACCCTTTCCGCAGCGTTTCATTGTGCTAAGATATCCACAAATGTCAAACCGCAACATTTACGTTTGCGGAAAGGGCTCGACATGCAATTGTGGGAATACCTTTTCACCAGCGATCAAAAGCGGGATCTTGCCGAACCGAATGCCGGCAAAGAATGGCTCACTTCGCAACCGTGGGGTATCAAGGGTGATGACCACTGGTGGACGCCGAAGGCTTCCGGCCAATGGCAGCAAAACGTCCATGCCTTGCGAAGTCTCGTCCGACGGCTCAAGGGCCGGCGGCTGAAGCGCCCTAACCCGATGGATCCCTTTCACGCAGATGTCGTGTTGCGAAACTACGTGAAGATGTTCCGTGTTGCCTTGGATCGCACGGAGCAGCGCGGACCCTCGGTTTCTGTTCTGGTTGCCAGTAATTACCGTGCCCTGTCGATCTGGCCTGCCGGCCGGCGCGGTAATGGAGAGCTAATAGCGGCTGATCCGGTGCCCCAACGGTATGCTGAGGATGATTGTGATTTCTTCTGGCAAGTCGTTTTCCTGTCCCTGTTGATTGATGGCACCTCGTCCTATTGCCGCCGCTGTGGCCAGCAACTCGACACGACGACTAAGACGGGCAGACCGGCGAAACAAACCTTATGCACTCGGTGTCGATGGAAGCGGTGGCGTGCGAAACAAAGTCCAACCGCCATGCGGGCCCGGTGGAAGTCGGACGCGGAGCGACGTCGCAAGAAATTAAGGTGATATGCGGCCAGGACTTTAAGCGATGCAAACGCAGAGGCGCACCACATATATTATGTTGAGAAGAAGTTGCCCCTTATTAGTTGGCGCATAAGGGGCAGAAGTCGAGCCAAGAAACGATCGCGGCTGCCATTTCTGCGTTCCAACCCTGAACATTGCCGCAAGTGACGAGGATTTAAGCCCTTGCGCTTCTAGTCGTAGAGGCGTTCGCAAGCAGCGGTGTCGTCTGCTTTCGCGTTTCCCGGAGCGGAAAGGTTCAGTATTTTATGCGCGCCATGCATATGCGCTCTCCTGCCCCCCTCGTGAGAAGAGTGGAGGAGAGAGTTTGAGGCAGTAGCAAGTGGCGAGCCGCGCGCAACACCTCCAAATCGATACCGGCGCCTTAACCCAGCATGCGGCGGGGCCGCGAGACATCGGGAAGGAACAGGAGACGAGTTTACTATCGAACGGCTGAAGACCTGTCTATAGTGC